CATTGGAACAAAATTCCACCAAGCTTAGAGAGCGATACTTCAGGGACATATATTAGTAAATATTTCCCTCAAGGCCTTTTATACTGTTGTTTGTCAGAGGCATATTCTTATTTAAAAGGGCCAGCAGACATGTTGACATTATACGAACAAAAGTATAAACAAGAACTACAAAAGTTTGCAGCAATGCAAATTGGGAGACGAAGACGAGACGATTATACAGATGGTACTATCCGTATACCGATTCAGTCACCGCCTCAGTAATTAGGAGATTATTATGACAATAACATCGGCAATAGCTAACAGTTTTAAAGTAGAAATTCTACAAGGCGGACACAATTTTAATGATTCAAGTGGTGCACCAACAGGTAACACTTTTAAACTTGCATTATATTCTAGTGACTCTGCAACTTTAAGTAAATCAACAACTGCTTATGCAGCGCCTACAAGTGCAACAGCAGATCCAACAAGCACATACGAAGTAACAACAAACTCATCTGGTTATACAGGTGGTGGAAACACTTTAACAGCAAGTGCTGATCCAGTTTTATCTGGAGACACAGCATGTGTTAAATTTAATGATACAAGTTGGACATCAGCTTCATTTACAGCAAGAGGATGTTTAATTTATAATACTACAGCTGTTACAGGATTCACAACTAACAGAGCGGTCTGTGCAATTAATTTTGGTTCAGACAAAACTGTAACAAGTGGAACTTTTACAATAGAATTCCCAGCACAAACAGCTACAAACGCAATCGTTCAGATAGCATAGGAGTAAAAAATGGCTGACGTTACATTTACAGTAACGGGTCTTTCTTCTACTTCAACTTTAGGAGACCTATCGTATACAGGTGTCTCAGAAGGATACGGACGTTATACTTGGGGACAAGCTGGTTGGAATGATTCTGATCTTCTTGAACAAGGATGGGGCCGTAAGGCTTATGGATCTGGTATGTGGGGTGATTCACCTTATGTATTACTTCCAGCATTAAGTGCAACTTCTACTGTCGGAGCTTTAGATCCTGCTGATCAAGTAATGGGATTAACAGGCTTAACAGCCACAAGTTCTGTCGGAGCTTTAGATCCTGCTGATCAAGTAATGGGATTAACAGGCTTAACAGCCACAAGTTCTGTTGGAGCTTTAAGTCCAGCAGATGTAGTTGGACTAAGTGGATTAAGCGCAACATCATCTTTAAATCTTCCAACTGAAAATGTTTATATTAAACCTGGTTGGGGTACTTTAGACTGGGGTGAAAATGGTTGGGGCACTGTTGAATCTGCAGTCTTCCCATTAACAGGATTATCTGCCACTGCGTCTGTTGGAGTTTTAGATCCTTCAGATCAATCGATGGGATTAACTGGGTTAAGTGCAACAAGTTCTCTTGGTTCATTATCAGTTAGTTCTGATAACACAACTACACTTTCATCTTTAAGTGCAACAGCATCTGTTGGAACTTTAGATCCTGCAGATCAATCAATGGGATTAACTGGGCTAACAGCTACATCAGCTGTAGGCGCGTTATCTCCTGCCGATGTAATGGGAGTTACAGGTTTAAGTGCTACTACTTCAATTGGATCAGTAACAATTACATCTAATCCAACTTTACAATTAAGCGGGGTTGTGGCTACAAGTGCTCTAGGTTCACTTACAGTTACACCATTAACACCAGCTGTATTGTCAGGTCAATCGGCTACATCAAGCGTTAATAGTTTAACAACTACGCAACTAACTATTGCAAGTTTAGCAGGATTAGGTCAAACAGCTACGGCTAGCGTAAATGTTGACAAGATTATATTAAGATACTACCAGGAATTATATCCTCGTACGAGCGCCTCATATAGTAATAAGACACCTAGAACGAGCGCCTCATATAGTAATAAGACACCTAGAACGAGCGCCTCATACACCGATAAAGTGGCTTCATAATTATGTTTGACTTAAAACTAAATAAACAATATAAACCAATTAACTAGGAGATTTTAATAATGGCATCAACTTATACACCTCTCGGCGTAGAATTAATGGCTACTGGTGAAAACGCCGGTACTTGGGGAACAAAGACTAATACTAATTTAAATATTATAGAACAAATTCAAGGTGGATATAAAGTTCAAACTTTAAACGCTGGAGGATCGGGAGCAAACACTACAGCTCTTGCTGTATCAGATGGATCGACTGGAGCGACTCTTGCAACTAGAGTAATTATTTTAGGAGCAGAATCTCCTGAAGCAATTACTGGAGCTAAAATTGTAACAGTTCCTAACGATGTTGAAAACTGGTACTTAGTTAAAAATAGTACAAGTGGAGCGTACACTGTTCAATTTAAAACAGCTACTGGATCAGGTGGAACGGTTACATGGTCTACTACAGATAAAGGATATAAACTTATTTACGTTGATGGTGCAGGTAGTAATCCTAGTGTTATTGATGTTTTTTCTGCTTTTTCAGAAATTACATTAAATAATCAAAATGCATTAAAATTAAATGATGCTGATAACTCAGCTTATATAGGTATTAAATCGGCTGCTACAGTGACTTCTTATACGTTAACTTTACCAGCTGCAGTAGGAGCTTCAAGCACAGCTTTAGTAACTACAGATGGATCAGGAACGTTGGGCTGGACATCAACATCATCTTTTGGTATAACAACAGGAAAAGCTATTGCAATGGCAATGATTTTCGGATAAGAAACAAAAAGGAATTAAATTATGGCAAACCCAAATATAGTAGCAGTATCAAATATTTTAGGTGGAAACTTAGGTTGGAATTTATCTAACACATTAACTGCAACTTTAGCGACAGTTGCTGCAGACAAAATTGTAAAAATTAATAGAATTACAGTAGCAAATGTTGACGGAACCAATGCAGCTGATGTTAATTTATATATTGATGGTTTAACAACTGCTGGAGCAACAGGATTTGCTGGTACAGGTGCTAGTGCTACAGTTTATATAGCAAAAACAGTTTCGGTTCCTGCTGACGCAACGTTAGTTTTATCGGATACACCGATTTATTTAATGGAAGGCGACATACTTAAAGGTGGCGCAAGCGCTACTGGGGATCTAGACTTATTCATATCATATGAAGTATTAGACGACGCTTAGGAGGTTTAAATTATGGCTGGCAATGGCGGAATAATTGGACCCACTAACACAACGTCTTTTGGAAAAAATAAAATTACAGTTAACACATCAAACACTCCTAGTGCTGTTACAACGCAACCGGGAACTAAATTTATAGATTATACAGTTGTTGCCGGTGCTGGTTCTGGTGGTAATAATGTTGGTGGTGGAGGAGGTGCAGGTGGTCTTGTTTATAGACAATGTGTACCTGTTTCTGGTGCCACTGCTTTAGGTGCAGTAGTAATAGGAGGAGGTGCAACAGCACCAGTTTCTCCAGGAAATAATCAAGGTACAAACGGATCCGATTCAACTTTTGTAATAGAATGTGTCACAGTTACAGCTAAAGGTGGTGGTGGCGGTGGCGGTTTAGGTGGTCCAGGAAATGATCCTGGCCCTGTAGAAGTAGCTCAACCAGGTGGATCAGGTGGCGGAGCGTCATCTTATTATCCTCCTGCTGCATGTACACCTCAAACTGGAGGAAGTACAACACAAGCTCCTCAACCCGGTATTTCTGGAAGTAGTGGTTTTGGTAATGCAGGCGGTAATTCTAATTCAGCATGTGCTTTATACTCTGGTGGTGGGGGTGGTTCTAACGCTGCTGGTTCAATTGGAAATAAATGTTCTCCAGCAGGTTCGGGTCCCGGGGGATCTGGAAAAGATTTAAGTAGTTCTTTTTCAACAGGAGTTGGTGTTTGTGGAGTATTAGCTGGTGGCGGTGGAGGAGGACATTATTCTTCTTCTTGTGTAGGAACTGGCGGAGCTGGTGGTGGAGGAGCAGGTGGATCAAACAATGATGTCAACTTTCCAGGAATAGCAGGTATTGCTAATAGTGGCGGCGGTGGAGGTGGAGTTGCAGGAACAACTTCTCCGACATCAACAAGAGCTGGTAATGGCGGTTCAGGAGTTGTAATTGTAAAAGAATTAGATAAAGCATCAGGAGTTTGGTCATTGAATGATATGATTGATGCAAAAGAGGAAGGCACATGGCCTTCAAGAGTTGTTAATACAGATTATTTAGTAGTCGCTGGTGGTGGATCCGGTGGTTTTAATGGTGGTGGTGGAGGTGGAGCTGGTGGTTATCGAACATCAGGATATGGTCCAAGTCCATTACAAGGTTGTGCTTTAGATTTAGGTTTAGGAACTCATGCAATAACAGTTGGAGCTGGTGGAGCTGCTGGATGCGGATCTAAAGGAAATAAAGGAACTAATTCAGTTTTTTCAACTATCACTTCAACAGGTGGTGGTTATGGTGGTAGATTAGATGCTACCGGTCCTGAGAAAGCTGGTGGAGCAGGAGGATCAGGTGGAGGTGGTGGAACTGCTTATCAATCTAATCCAAGAGGAGCAGCAGGATCTGGTAATGAAGGGGGATTTACTATACCAGAAGGAAGCTCTGGAGGACAAGGTGCAGCGCCACCAGGTTCTCCTAATTGTAAATTAGCTGGTGGTGGAGGTGGTGGAGCAACTGCCGCTGGATCTGATGGTAGTCAACCTAATGGAACAGGTGGAGCCGGAGGTGCAGGATCACCAAACAATATTTTAAGTTTAACATCCGCAACAACTTACGCTGGTGGTGGTGGCGGTGGTGGTTATGGAGGCGCTGGTGCAGGTGGTAGTGGTGGCGGTGGAGCAGGTGGAGCAGGTGTGCCACAAGCAGGAACAGCAGGAACAGCAAATACCGGTGGTGGAGGTGGCGGTAGTGGTGCAAATTGTACTACCGGAGCAGGTGGTCCAGGTATCGTTATTGCAAGAGCAGCAGGAACTGCAGAAGTTTTCTTTACAACATGTAGTACATGTGCACCTGTTACTTCTCCAGATGGAGCAACCATGATTGCAAAATTTAAAGCATCTTCAAATTTAAATATTAAAGATAAAGGATGTGGTGTAGCATTTGATTATTTAGTAGTAGCTGGAGGTGGAGCTGGTGGTACAAATATGGGAGGTGGTGGTGGAGCTGGAGGATATAGAACATCTTTTCCAGGTGGAAAAAAATTATATTTAAGTCCAGGACCAAATGCAATTACAGTAGGTGGTGGTGGAGCTTCTAATTATCCTGTTTCAGCGCCGGGTACTGATTCATCAGTTGGTTATATACATGCAACAGGTGGTGGTAATGGTGCAGGAGGTTCACCAAACGCAAGTCAATCAGGAGGTTCAGGGGGTGGTGCTAGTGGACATACAAGTTTACCAGTAACTGCTTCACCAGGAAATGATCCTCCTTTAAGTTCAGCAGGTTCACCTGTTCAAGGTTTTGTTGGAGGTGCTTCTTTACCAGGTTGTTCTACAGCTGGTGGAGGTGGTGGATCTAAAACTGCAGGAGGAGCCGCAACTCCTAGTGCAAATGGACCAGGAGGAAGAGCAACACCTAATTCAATTACAGGAAGTGCAGTATCTTATGCTGGTGGTGGCGGTGGAGGTGATTATACACCTTCTCCTAAACCTGCTGGAACTGGAGGAACAAGTCCGGCTGGTGGAACTAGTGGAGGAGCTGGAGGATCTGGAGCGTGTACAGCTGCAACTGCTGGTACAGTAAATACTGGTGGTGGCGGTGGAGGTACAGGTACAGCAAGTCCTAGTCCTGTAGTTCAAGTAGGAGATGGTGGATCAGGAATTGTAGTATTAAGAGCACCTGGACCATTAGGACCTACATTTAGTGTAGCACCAGGAACTAACTGTAAATCAACATTACCGGGCCCAGCAGGTGGCTGTACAGTGATGAAATTTACTGTATCTGGTACATTGACAATAAGTTAAAATTAAAATATAAAATATAATTTTAAGGAGTATAAATATGGCACATTTTGCAGAATTAAAATCAGAAGTAGATCCAACAGGGCACACTACTGATACACACCAAGTAGTACAAAGAGTAGTTGTTGTAGGCAATGATATTGCTGCAGGCGGCGGAACTCTTGGAGATAACGACATGCATGTTGATGGTGAAACATGGTGTATCAATTTTTTTAAAGGTGGAATTTGGAAACAAACTTCTTATAATCATAATTTTAGAAAACAATATTGTGGTAAAGGTTATGTTTACGATTCAGTAAAAGATAAATTTCTTTCACCACAACCTTACGCTTCATGGTCATTAGATGCAAACGATGATTGGCAATCTCCAATTACATACCCATCAATAACTGATGATGGTGAAGATCCATCTGTTTGGCGATATATGATTGCGTGGAACGAAACAAAATATCAAGCTGACAACTCTACAGGTTGGCAAGCTACAAAATCAAACGACACTTCAGATCCAAAAACAGTTTATAATTGGAATGGTTCAGCTTGGGTGTCCGAATAGGAGACTCAAATGGCCAGATCAAATGGCGGTATAATCGGTAAAGTAAATAAAACTTCTTTCGGGAAGTGCAGAGTTACTACAACAACCTCTACAGGTTCAACTACACTTACAATGCAACCAGGAACTAGGTTTATTTCAGCAACTATTATTGCTGGAGGAGGAAGTGGTGGTAGAGGTGATGTTGGAGGTGGAGCAGGAGCTGGTGGAGTTTTATGTGTTACTGCTCTTCCTGTATGTGGACCTATTCCAATTACTGTTGGTGGTGGCGGAGCAGCACAACCTAGTTGTGCATGTGGTGTTAAAGGCACAGATTCAACTTTAGTTGCAGCATGTGGAACTCAAACTGCTGTTGGTGGTGGTAAAGGTGGTGGCGGATCTTCTTGGACAAATCCATGTAGACCCGGTGGACCTGGAGGTTCAGGTGGTGGTGCGGGAAACTCAATACCTAATACTGGAGGTAGCGGAACAGCATGTCAAGGAAATGATGGTTCTGCATCTACTGGCCCACCAAACGTTCCTTCCTGTGTAGCTGGTTTAGGAGGCGGAGGCGGCGGCGGTGCCGGTAGTGCCTCTCCTGGTGATTCAGTAAGTCCAGGACCAGGTGGTAATAATGGCGGAATACCAGGTGGAAGTGGAAAAGATGTAAGTCCTTTATATCCAGGAGTAAGTTTACCAAATTCAGGAGTTTATGGTGGTGGCGGTGGTGGTGCTGGCGATGGCCCTGGTGGTCGAGCTGGTGGATTAGCTGGACCAGGTGGTGGTGGAGTTGGTTCAGGTCCTAGTACTCCTACAGGAGGATCAGGAACTGCAAACACTGGTGGCGGCGGTGGAGCTGGTGAAAATACTAGAGGCGCTTCAGGTGCTGGTGGTTCAGGAATGGTTATCGTAAAACAATTAGACAAAGCAAGTGGTGTGTGGTCAATGCAAAGTCAATTTCAAGCACGAAAGAAAAATACATGGCCAGATGGGTCTGCATTTACATATGATATAGATTATTTAGTAATAGCCGGAGGTGGTGGTGGAACTTGGGATAGAGGTGAAGGTGGTGGTGCTGGTGGTTATAGAGAATCATCAGGTAAAGCAACTGGATGTTATTCAATTGGTTTACCGGCTAATAATTGTGTTTCCGCGTTAGCTCTTGAATTAGGAGCTTACCCAGTTGTAATTGGAGGTGGTGGAGCTGGAGGACAAAACCCGACTGATTATTACGGTGAAAAAGGAACCGATTCAATTTTTTATCCATCAGGTGTAGAAGGTAGTACAAAAATTACATCAACTGGTGGTGGCGGTGGAGGTGGAGCACCCAATAATGGACCAGGAGGTTCAGGAGGTGGTGCACACGGAGGGGGTACTGCTTTTGGAGCTGGTAATACTCCTCCTACAAGCCCTCCTCAAGGTAATCCAGGTGGTACAGCGCCATGGACTACTAACGCAGCTGGAGGTGGTGGAGCAAGTGCTGTTGGAACTCCCGGTCAATCTAATGGTGGAGCAGGTGGTGCTGGTGCAACTTCAAGTATTACAAATTCTCCTGTAGCAAGAGCAGGTGGTGGAGGAGGATCTAGAGGATGGTGTGGTTCAGGAACTGGATCAACTGGAGCTGGTGGATCAGGCGGTGGTGGTGGAGCCGGAGGACCTGGTGGTAGTGGAACACCTGGAACAGCTAATACCGGTGGTGGTGGAGGTGGTGCAGGAAATAGTCCTATTCCAACTTGTATTTGTGGTGGTACTGGAGGACCAGGAATTGTAATTATAAGAGCACCTTCATGTTCCGGAGTCTCAGTTTCACCGGGCACTAATTCAGTTGCAACTTTACCGTCCCCTGCAGGAAGTTATAAAGTAGCTACATTTACAGTTAATGGAGTATTAACACTTAGTTAATTTTCTTTACTCTCCCTTTAAATTAAGATAAAACATATGTATAAAGACATATGAACCTTACAAACTATTATTGGTATTTTCAATCAGTTATCCCTTCACGAATTTGTGATGAAATTGTTAAGTATGGAAAATCTTTACAAGATCAAATAGCAGTGACAGGTGGTTATGGTAATAAAAAATTAAATCAAAAAGAAATAAAAGATTTAAAAAAGAAAAGAGATTCAGATATTGTTTGGATGAATGATCGTTGGATCTATAAAGAAATACAGCCTTATATTCATCAAGCAAATGCATCAGCAGGTTGGAATTTTCAATGGGATTTTAGTGAAGCATGTCAATTTACAAAATATAATAAAGGTCAATACTATGATTGGCATTGTGATGGTTGGGATAAACCATATCAAAGACAACAAGGTGATCCATCAAATGGTAAGATTAGAAAATTATCCGTAACAGTAACTCTATCAGATCCAAAAGACTATAAAGGTGGGGAATTAGAATTTGATTTTAGAAACATGGATCCAGATAAAAAACCTAATATTAGAAAGTGTACAGAAATATTGCCTAAAGGATCTTTAGTTATATTTCCTGGTTTTGTTTGGCATAGAGTATGTCCAGTTAAAAAAGGATCAAGATATAGTTTAGTGATATGGAATTTAGGATGGCCCTATAAATGAAAAATAAAAAATTAAAACAAAAACAAAGAAAACAAAAAAAAGATCAAGCATCTTATCCGCAACAATTAAAATTAGAAGAATATTTTAAATGTCCTATTTGGTATGCTGATGCACCAGAATTTGTTAAAGATTTAAATAAAGCATCTGATTCTTACATAGAAACAGCAAAGAAAAATTTAAAAAAAGATATTGATAAACGTAATAAAAAATTCGGTGACAAAGGAGATATGGGTCATGTATTTCATTCAACAACTTTAATCGGTGATCGTAGCTTTTTAGATTTACAAAATTATATAGGAGCAACATCATATAACTTATTGAGTGAAATGGGTTTTGATCTAACGAATTATCAATTGTTTACTACTGAACTATGGGTACAAGAATTTGCTAAAAAAGGTGGTGGACACCATACTTTACACACTCATTGGAATGGTCACATTTCAGGTTTTTATTTTTTAAAAGCTAGTGAAAAGACTTCATTACCTTTGTTCGAGGACCCCCGACCAGGCAACATAATGAATTTATTACCAGAAAAAGATAAAACAAAAATAACTTATGCATCTAGTCAAGTGCATTATAAAGTTATACCTGGTCGTATAATATTTTTTCCATCTTATATGCCTCATCAATACATAGTTGATATGGGGTACGAACCATTTAGGTTTATACATTTTAACTGTCAAGCTATACCGAAAGGAGTATTAAATGTCATTCAAAACAAATAAATACCAAATTTTAAAAGGAGTTATTAATAGAGAAATGGCTGATTTTTGTTATGCTTATTTTTTAAATAAAAGAAAAGTAGCTAGATTTTTATTTGATCAAAAATATATATCTCCATTTACAGAGTACTGGGGAATATGGAATGATTCACAAATTCCAAATACTTATTCCCATTATGGAGATATGGTAATGGAAACACTATTACAAAAAGTAAAACCTATAATGGAGAAGCATACTAAATTAAAATTAAGTGAGACTTACTCTTATGCAAGAATTTATAAAAAAGGAGATGTGTTAGCTAGACATAAAGATAGGTACTCATGTGAAATATCTACAACTTTAAATTTAGGTGGGAACCCATGGCCTATTTATCTTGATCCAACTGGTAAAAAAGGTCAAGCTGGAATTAAAGTAGATCTTAAACCAGGCGATATGTTAATATATTCTGGTTGTGATTTAGAACATTGGAGAGAAGAATTTACTGGTGAAGACTGTGGACAAGTTTTTTTACATTACAATAAAAAAGGTTCTAAACTAGCTAAAGAAAACGAATTTGATAAACGTCCTTTCATAGGACTACCTTCTTGGTATAAAGGCTTTACATTACCTAAAAAATAGTCTATACATTAGGCTTGCAGGGGGATGATCCACCACAGATTCCCTCTGCTTTAACCATTTGAATTCCCTACAAATCTGATATAAACCTTATAAAAGGATTTTTATATGCTACAGAAAATAGCTTTTTTACCAGGATTTAATAAACAAGTAACCCCAACAGGGGCAGAGTCTCAATGGACCGGTGGAGAAAATGTTAGATTTAGATATGGTACTCCTGAAAAAATAGGAGGATGGCAACAATTAGGAGAAAGTAAACTTACTGGTGCGGCAAGAGCTTTGCATCACATGGTAAGTAATGACTCTCAAAAATATGCTATCATTGGAACAAACAGAATTTTATATGCTTACACAGGTGGTGTTTATTATGATATCCACCCACTAGTTAATCCATCAGGCACAGCTATTTCTAATGCGTTTAGCACTACTAACGGTCAAAACGTTGTAACTATTACAGCTTCATCTCATGGCTTTCAAGCTGGAGACATATGTTTATTTGGTAATGCCTCTACTTTTAGTGCAATTACTAATTCTAATTATTCATCAACTACTTTTTGTGACAAAAAGTTTATGGTTACTGAAATAGTGGATGCTGATAATTTTAAAATTACAGTTGATAGTAATGAAACAGGAAGTGGAGCTACTACTTCTGGAGGAATTACTTATTTTAGATACTATCACGTAGGACCAGCTGAACAGGTGGGAGCTTATGGTTTTGGTATATCATTATGGGGTGGTAAAGTATTGGGTTCTACAACGACTACATTAACAGCTCCAGGTTTAGGAGACAATGCTTTTGGAACAGGTGGATCAGGAACAACTATTAATGTTGGAAGCACAACTGGTTTTCCTTCTTCAGGAACTAATTATTTTCAAGTAGGTACCGAAGAAATTTCTTATACAGGCGTAACAGCAACAAGTTTTACAGGTATTACAAGAGCAGTCAGAGGTTCAACTAGAGCTGCCCATAGTGGCGGAGCTACTGTTACCAATACATCTAGTTGGACTGGATGGGGATCAGCAGCATCTAACACTGATATAACTACAGATCCTGGTCTATGGTCATTAGATAATTTAGGTGGAAATCTTATTGCTTTAATTCATAACAGTGCTGTTTTTGAATGGGATTCAAATGCAACTAATGCAACAGGTAATAGAGCAACAATTATTACAGGTGCACCAACAGCGTCACGTGACATGTTAGTATCAACACCCGATCGTCACTTAGTTTTATTTGGCACAGAAACTACAATTGGAAACACAGCTACTCAAGATGAAATGTTTATTAGATTTTCAAACCAAGAAGACATAAACACTTGGGCACCAACAGCAACCAATAGTGCTGGTACACAGAGACTGGCCGCCGGATCACGGATCATGGGAGCTAAACTTGGTAGAAATGCAATTTATGTATGGAGTGATACTTCTTTATTTACCATGAGGTTTGTTGGAACTCCGTTTACGTTTGCTTATGAACAAGTTGGAACTAACTGTGGGTTAATTGGAATGAATGCAGCGGTTGAAGTGGATGGTGCTGCGTATTGGATGTCTGACAATGGTTTCTTTAGATACACTGGTAAACTAGAATCTATGGACTGTTTGGTAGAAGACTATGTTTATGATGATTTAAATACTACTTCTCATCAATTAATATATTGTGGAATTAATAACTTGTTTGGAGAAGTTATGTGGTTTTATCCAACCTCTACATCTAATGTTACCGACAGATCAATTTTATATAGTTATCTAGACTCAACTTTTGAAAGACCTATTTGGTATACAAATGCAAGTACATTGTGCAAAAGAACTACTTGGCAAGACTCAGCTGTGTTTGGTTTACCACATGCTACAGCTTATGATGCTGGTGATGATGATTCTTTTGATGTTGAAGGAAATACAGAAGGAACCACTATTTACTATGAACATGAAACTGGAACAAATCAAATTAAAGGTGGTACTACAAGTGCTATTCCTGCTAATATAACTTCAGGTGATTATGACATTACTCAAAAAGTTATCAGAGGTGCAGCAACTTCTCTTGCAGATTTAAGAGGAGATGGAGAGTTTATAATGAGAGTAAGTCGAGTTGTGCCTGACTTTATTTCTCAAAGTGGAGACACAGTAGTGCAATTAGATCTAAGAGATTATCCTAATGATGCATCAGCGAGTTCTTCTTTAGGTCCTTTTACAATTACAACAAGTACTAAAAAAATTGATACAAGAGCTAGAGCTAGAGCTGTAGCATTAACCATATCTAATAGTGCTATAGATTCTAACTGGAAATTAGGAACGTTTAGATTAGATATACATTCAGGAGGAAGAAGATAATGGCAAAGATAGTACAATCATTGACACGAGCCAGTAAAGAATATCAAGAAGACGTGGCTCAATCTTTAGTAAGAGATTTAGACGCTGTGTTAGAAAAATTAAATACAACTTTTCAAGAAGAATTAAAACAAGAGATAGAAGCTAAAAGCTTCTTTATGGAATAATGGCTGTTATAAATATATATGATTTTTATGGTAAAAGTACGACAAGTGCTGATTCAAATATAGCTTTGTTATCTCCTGCAGCTAATGAAACTTTTATTATAAAATCTATAAGAGTAACTAATAAATCAGGATCTAATACTCCTACTATTAGTATAACTAATAATGCTTTTTTTGTAACACACACTCAAACACTAGCTACTAATGCAAGCGTTGAATTAATTAGTTTACCTTTAGTAGTAGTAGGTGGAACTGTATTAAAATATAGTACAGCTGGAACAGTAAGTGATGGAGTAGATATTGCAATTAGCTATCTAAATATCAAGAAAGAGGTAACAACATAATGATAGAACTAACACCAGAAAAAATAATAACGACAATTAAGAACAAAAAAACAGGGGAAACTTACCCTGATGAAGACGCTTTAAAAGCGGCAAATGTACCAGAAGCAGACATTCAAAGAGATGTTAGAGTTATTATGCCAGCTATTGATTTGTTCTCAAAAACAAAGTAAACTAATAAACTCAGGAGATTTAATATGTTTAAAGAAAAATTCACAGAATCCATAGAAGCCGGCGCACCTAGTATTAAGTACAATAGAGGAGATGTAAGAATGGGCCAAAGTCAAGAAGACCAAAGATCCATGCAAGTAGCGGCTGAAATATGGGAGCAAATGGAACCCCAACAAAAGGTACAGTTTGGAAACTTTGAAAAATTTTATCAAAGTGGAATCTGGAGACAGATTTTAGCTCAATTACAAGAAGACCAACAACAAGAAGGTATCGCTTCACAAATGCCTAGAGAAATGATGGAAGAACAAGTCAGCATGAGTGAAAGAGTACCAGCAAGGTTTGGTGGGGACATGGACATGGAAATGAGTATGAGAGAAACAATAGATACTCCTTCAGGAATTGAAACAATTAAAGAAAAAGACACTATGAAGATGGCAGGTGGTGGAGCAAGAGGATGGAAAGCGCAAATGTTGGCTGAAGATTTAGCGGATGAAAAATATGGAAAAGAATTTTATGATCTTACGCAAGAACAACAATTTGAAATTTACACGCTAGCGCTGGACATGATTGACTCTGGAGGAGAGTAACCGTGCCATTTAAATCAGAGAAACAAAGAAGATACCTATGGGCTAACGAACCAGAGATCGCAAGAGACTGGGCCGATACCTATGGAAGTAGAATTCAAAAAAATACAGGTGGAATATCACAGCTAGTTAAATCAAGTGGCAATGGTAAACGTCCAGGTTATCGTGGACCAGGGGGATATCAAAGTGGAAAGTCTGATAAAAAAGAATCTGGTATGTCACCAGGTAGGTCAATGGCACAGTTTGGTCATGCTGGTCATGGTGGAAAAACAGAAGATCAAGCTAAATCAGATCAAAGGTTAGGTAATGATAGACCTGATAGTGGACCAGGTTCAAATCCTTATGCAGGGCACAACCAACAAGAAAAAATAGGTTTTCAAAAACAACGAGATATAAATAAAGCCGTAGACGAAGGTTTTTTTAAACCAGGACCAAAGACTGCAGCAAAAAAACCTAGCAGCTATTCTTTCTGGTCTCCAGAAGTTCATTACAATCTAGCTTTAAATTTGCCTAATGCCAAGAAAAATCGAATTGCAAACATGCGAGCATATAAAGAATATTTAGAATCACAAGGCATAACCGATCTTAATTTTTTTGATCCAGAAGATTTAAGCTATGAACAATATCAACGAATTATTGATTACGTTCCTAAAGGCATAACAGATAAAGATGCTTTATTAAAAGCTTTACAAGGCACGACTCTTACAAATATGCCTGTAACAGCAGTCCCTCAAAATTATAA